GTTCGTTTTGATTTTGTGTGTTATTTTTAGAATTTGTTAATAAATCGGTTAACTTATCTTTATTCATCTGTATATTTCACTCTCCTAATTGTAGATTTAACATTTACACCTGTTTGCAAAGAATAATCTTGACTAACTATACGATACACTTCATTAATATTTAAATCGCTGTGTTTAAACCTAAATGCATCACCTTGCCATGGTAATCCATCATTTAATTTAGATACAAAAGCATGGTTGTAAGTAATAGCTTCTTCTATTTCCAGCATTTTTCTTAATTCTCTCCTAGCTCTCAAATCAACATAATCTTGAGAAACTGCCTCAGAATTAAATATTTCTGGTATTATATAACCTGTACTAGTAATACTAAATGGATGATCGGCTAATCCTTCATCTTCAAAGGTCCAAGTCGCATAAAACGTATCTGTTTCAGAATCAGCCCGATTGGTTATTACAACAGCCTTATTATATATATTGGTCTTATCTTCGTCTATATCTATATTATCCTCTAATAACGAAAACTCATTATTTTCAAAGGTATGTATAACATTAGGAGTAGAACTCCAAGGTATACCTTTATACACACCGTTTCCAGTGCAAAACAATGGATAATAATTTATCATATTTAGTAATGAATTAACTATGAATAACGTACTTTTACCCAATTCATAACTTATATTTTCTGGTAATGTTGCATCGTTTGGTTCTATTTGATGAACTACCCATGTTCCTACACCATCTAATAATCCTTCTATTGTTTCAACAACATTTGATCCTTCCTCAAATGAATTGCTTACTATAGTCTTTTTTTGATCTAAAGCTTTAAGTAAATCAAATCCTTTTATATTTCTAGTGATAACATTATTACTATAATTTTTATCAGGTGATAATAACATATAATGACCCAATGGTATTTGATATGTAGTATCATTTGGTTCAAAATAAAGCCAAGGTTTTATTAAATCTTTTAAAAAATTAATATCATCATAATTTTTAATGGTAAAACTTGCTCCTGCATTTATATCCCTAGTGGTGTTAACATTAATACTTCCTTTTTCAACATAATTATCTAACCAATCTGCATGTTTATAACTACCATTTTGTAAAGTTAATAACTCATATCTAAAATATTGTAAACCACCGTTGTCAAAAATAGTACTCAAGTTACCACCTCCTTTATAAATTTGGATTTTCTATTCTATTAATGGTGCAACTAAATTGATAAGATGTATTGGTTTTTTCTTTATATGATGGATTATCTATTTGGCAGTAAAAATATCTTCCATGCCAATCTCTATAAAAAATATGCCCGATATATTCTATTATAGTAACCAAATCATCATATAATGTATCAAAAGGACAATCCGCACTAAAACTTAATATTTGTGTTTTATTATTACCTTGATATTTAACCGGATAGGTTCTTCCAGCAAATTGTCTTATAACTTCATCTCTACTTCTGTTTTCATCACAGGTAACATCACCTACAAATTTAATAGCCGTACCTAAACCCTCACTACCATTTAAAAAATATGATCCTGTTAAGTTAACATCTAAATCGGTCTCATCACTATTATTACTTGATGGTGTTGCACTTATAGCCTGTACATAGTAATTATTATTACCACCAACATTAGGTATGTGGTCTGTAACAGTTGTATTTTTCGGTATATTAGTCTCTACTAATTCCCATGCACCGCCATTGATACTTCTATATAAGATATTATAATCGGTTTCTGCATTTTCAGGTGAAATTTCTATATAAATTGTAGGTTCACTACCTACAATACTTTTATCATAAAATTCATCTGTAGGATAACCTGTGCCTGCGTTTGGTACTATATAAAAACCTTCAAAGTCGGTTATTGTTTCATCTGCTATATCTTCTAATAAACTTGTTACGTCCCACGTTTCAGCTTCACCATCTACATGAGCGTGACTTCCATAAGCACTACCATCTATTTTAGAACTTAAATTATTATATGTAACCGAGGTTTCATCCCATGTATCATTAATATAATGAACTTCACTTTCCATATCACCAGAATAGGCAGATTTTCTATATAATAGTAATTGTGCATTTACTATTGATTTACCAACAAAAAAAGATAAATCAAAATCTAAACATATACTTTGAGCATCAGAACCTCCGCCATAATACATGTTTAATTCACCTTCACCATCATAATTAGTATCACCATACCCGGTATAATTATATACATAACTGTCTTGTGTTGATGTATTATTGTACTCTGTTACGACATCAGGATTTGTAATTTCAATATCCATAGAACCTTGTACCCTATTTAAGTCTAATGTAAGCAATGGTTTAGTTGGTTGTAAAAACCCAGTTGTAAACACTATGGAAGATTCTTCACTCCACAATTGATCCTCACATTGAACTGTTAAACGCACTCTATAAACTTTTTCATTTTCTAAAACAGTATCCATTGTAACTGAACCTGTTTCACCACTTGCTAAATCTGTAGAAGCCGTTTTGGTCTCAAGTATTGTATAAGTATATGGTTCATCTGCTGATCTTGATTCTAATATTGCAATATACTGGACCTGTTTTTGACTTTCTGCCTGTGTGTAATCCCATTGTATAACCAAAGTAGATTGTGGATAATCCGTAACATCTGTAGGTGACGTTATATTACCAACAGGTACACTTACTGCTGTAAACGTTGCTATATCGCTCCAATCGGAACCGGTAGCGTATTCACCCCAAGTCATAACCTGCCATTCATATGTATTGCCATTTGTAAATTCTCCGCTAGTGATATTTACATATTCATTAGTATTAGCTACTTCATCTGCATAATCTGTCCATGAACCAGCACCTACGATTCTATAATGTAAACTATATTTACTTTGTGCTGTACTATCATTAGAATTATGATTCCAACTAAAAATATTATCTGTACTACCATTAATACCTATAGCATTTGGAGATAATCCGGTTGGTGCATCTGGTTCGCTTAATGTTTGAATAATATTACTTTCAGCATATGAACTCGACAAAGTAGGATTTGTACAAGTAGCCTTTATTTGATATTGATTAAAATTAGCAGGACTATTATCAACATAATGATTTTCATCTGGTGATAATCCTGAATCTAAAACACTATAACTAGTCCAACTTATATTATCAGAACTAGTTTTTCTTTCAATTGTTAAAGCTGTTTCGTTAGTAGCATTTTCAACCCAATCAATTTCTACAGTACTACCGACTCTTGTAGCAACTACATCTGTTGGAGCCGCCGGAGTAGTATTAATATCATCTTCATTTGAATAACCAGATGTACCAGCCGCATTTACAGCTACGATTTTATATTTATAATATCTATTAGCGATAGTGGTTGTATCAGTATAACTAGTCGCTGAACCAGATAATGTTTTAAGTGGTGAATAAGTACCATGAATAATATTATACTTATATAATATTTGACTTGTATATGGTCTATCTGTTGTTGCATTTCTAGTCCATGATATAGTTTGTGATGTATCACTATTACGAGATACTGATAAACTACTAGGTGCATTAGGTGGTAAAATATAAAATACTCCGACATACATTCTTTTATCATCAGATGCATAACCTGACATACTAGATATATTTGGAAATGATGCTGTATTTGTTTTTGTATATCCTGTTGTACCAGTTGATGTAGTACCCATTATATGACCAGTACCAGGATTTCTATATAAACCTACCCAATATGTACCACTCGATAAATAAGTAGGTGTAACATCTCTGCTGTTCCATGATTGACCACCTACGGAAGCCGAGCCACTACCCATTGTAAACGTAGAACTTTGGACTTTTAGACTACCTCCCGGCGACCATATTGCCAATCTTGTGCTAACATTTGCATAATAACCGGCCGCATAAACTTTTATTTTAGTAACAGCACAATTACTAGGAAGAGTTAATGGCGTAGCACATTGATTCTTATTATTAACCAAGTAATATCTATAACTAGGTGGTGTACCTGATCCATTACTATAAAGGTCTGGCATATTAACTCACTCTCCTTTCTATGTTGATATCATATTCTTTTCATGAATTAAATTTTCAAATAATTCTACAAGATCATTTAATTCTTTTATATTTTTTGGATCGAGTATTATCTTGTCTATGTTTACTGATTTTGTTATATTTCTAATGTTGTTTCTATTATTAGAAATTGCATTAGCCGGTGTTAATTGCTTATACATAACATCACTGGAAGATTTTAAATTTGCTATTGCATTACTATCTTCTAAACCTAAACTTAAACCTTTAACAACATTTACACCTATATCCATCATTACTTTAGAAGGTGATTTCAACTTTAATTTATCTTTAATAGCACCAGTAACAGCCTTACCAATTTTACCAGCTATATCTTTAACCTTTTTAAGCATACTTTTCAAACCATTTACTAACCCTTTGACAATATTAATTCCCATTTGTTTTAAATCAATACCTTTTAAAACATTAAGTATAGCTGTTTTAAACTTTCCAAAATATGTTTTAGCTTTAGAAACCAGTCCACTAATTACGGAAACAATTTTACTTACAATACTTTTAAAAGTATCTCTGGCATTAGAAACTAAAGTACGAATAACATTTACAACTTTACTCTTAAAAGAATTAAATTTCGATACAGCACTGGAAACTAAACTACTAATTATATTGCCTATTTTACTCACTATGGTTTTAAAAATATTAATTGCTCCGTTTATTAAATTAGTTACAACAGCTACGACCTTGTTTTTAAATGCATTAAATTTAGCAACAGCACTAGAGACTAAATTAGACACAAATGCGGCTATTCTACCCGGTAATTTAGCAAACCATTCTATAATTCCATTAATCATATCTGGTATGATAGAATTTCCTACTAATTTATCATATAACCCAGTAAAGAAACCTATAACACCCTCAACAAAACCTGAAAGAATATCCCATATTGCTACGAAAACATTTGCAAAGAAATCTAGTAAACTATTCCACATATTTTCAAAACTTTCTCCAATTAATTTCCAATTACCAGTAAATAGACCTATTAAAACACCAATAGCACCGCCTACAAAAGCAATTACATTCATGACAGCACCTATGATATTATCAAAAGCTTTAACAACACCATTTATTACACCTACAACGATTCCAATAGCCGCAACGACTACGCCTCCTATAACTATGGCAAATTCTTTTAATGTATCTATAATAGGACCCATTACATCTTTTATATTCTTAAATGCTTTTTCTAGAACTTTAAAATTAAAACCTTTAAATGAGTCAGCTATAATGCCACCAACAGTTGATAAACCACTCCCTATGGCTCCTATAAATTCAGATAGAGCATCCTTAATAGTTACAAAAGCATTTATTATAGGAGTTAATTTATCTTGTATCTTTCCAACTTCACCTGAACCACCTTTGACACCTTTTTTAATGTTATTAAAAGCTTCAACAACAGGTGATATTTTTTCAGCAATACCAGAACCGAAATCACTTATTTTAGTTTTTAAGTTATCTAAATCACCTTTAAAATCAATTAAACCTTTTTTTAGTTTTTTAATACCTTCTAATACAACAGGTACCACCTTTTTACCAATAGGTAATAAAAAATCTACTTCAATAGTTCTACCTATAAGACTAAAAGCCTCGCCTATAGTATCAAAATTAGTTTTATCTAATTCATCCATATGACTTTTTGTGTTATCTAAACCATCATCAATATCCGCTAATGAACCTATACCTTTAGGTCCTAAGTCTTCCCACATAGTACCGAATAATGCAGTTCCTATCTTGTTTTGTTCTACCTGATCGTCTTCATCTAATAATGCTTTGATTATTTCTTGTTGTGCTTTTTTACCTTCTTCTCCACCTTTGGCGATTTTTGCAGAATACTCATCATAACTAAATCCTAAATCACTATAAGCCTCTTTTGTACCTTCACTACCATCTACAGCACGTATGTTAAATTCTTTTTGAGCATCTATTAATTTATCAAGCGAAAACACACCGTTTTTATGACCGGCTTTCATAATACTAAAAAATTCATCTGCGGTTAACCCTGCCTTATCGATCTGTACAGCATATTCATTTAAGACATCTAAATAATCCCCGTTTGCATTTAAACCATCTTCCCATCCTTGAACAATAAGCTCAAATGCTTCATCACTGGTTAAATTTAAATTTTTCATTAAGCCATCTACAGTTTTAACAGTTTCTCCATAATCCAAATCCATTCTTTTAGATAATGTAATTACTTTTTCGGTTTGATCTTCTAAGGCATCCCCTGTTAATCCGGTTTGTTGTTTAACTTCACGCATAGCCTCTGCTACGTCTCGAATATCATCACCATAACCAGCTTTGTAAACATTTTTTAATGACTTATCTAAATCCTCCGTACTATCTCCCGTTGTACCTGTAGCCGCACTTAATTCTTGTAATGAATCATTGTAATCATCCGCAAATTTTGTAGCTTTAGTTAATGTACCTATAAAAACTGTTGTAATAATTGAAGCGGCACCGGCAAAAGCCTTTCCTAATTTACCTAATCCTTTTCCAATTGTTCCAAATGCGGTATCTACTCCACCGGCACTATCTGTAACTTGTTCTAACCTGCCTTCGATATTACCAGTTTCTCTTAATTCTAATGATCCAAATACTCTAAATATCTCCATTTGTTTTCTCACCTCCAATCTTATTAAGTAATGTTTTCATACCTTTCAATATATACTAAGGCATGGTGATTTAAGTGAGCTGTGTTTTCGGTTGCAGAAATAACTAAATAATCTTCGTTTTCATAATTTACTATATCACCGAATCTTATATTAAAATCATCTGTAAAAAATTTATATTGTGTTTTACTTGTGTTTTTATCGGCCGCTTTTTGAAATGTAAATGCTTGTGATCCTTTATACCCGTTGATATTTGTATTTGTAAATGTTTGTATAACCTCGCCCGTATCGGTATCTTGAGATTCTGTTGGTCTTTTTCTAACACATGCTATATAAAAATCTTCAATCATTATAGAATATACTCCGTTGATAGATTTTCATAAATTCTTTCTTTATAAAGTTTTCTATAATTATTTAACATGTTTGATATTAATTTAGGATAACCGTTTTTTGTATCTCCTAAAGTATATGAATAACTATCTATACTTTCTGATGCCATACCCGGAGTAATTCTATTCATGTTGAATTTTATCATCTGAGCCGCTGTAATTTCTAATGTTGTAGGATACTCTAATCTTACAATCATTGTTGTGTTACCTGATTCAGATTTGACACTATCAACATCTTCTAAAACTATGCTTCCTGTGCTTATACTGGCTATTGTGAACGTATGATTATTAAACTTACTGTTAAATACTCTTATAGAATCACCAACATTTAAATCATATGAGGTCATATCTGTTACACTATTATCAATGCTATTAGTACCATTTACAAATTCCATATCATTGTTATACATATATACCTTAGGTAATTTAATCCCATTATAGGAAATATCATAATCTATAAAATAATTATTACAATAATCTACTATATTTTCTTCTACTATAGGTATTAATGTTTTTATTAAAGAATCATAAGTGCTTCCCGATATTTGCAATAAGGTTTTAACTTTTGATAAAGTCACTATCATATTACTGCACCACCTTATATACTTGTTTTATTTTATTATTCATTTTTGGAAACTTTTTATTAATTTCCTTTGCTTTTCGTTCTCTTTCCTCATAAGACATATTTTTAATTTTATGTTTTTTCTTATAGTCTTCAAATGAGCCTTCAAACGAACCATGTTCAGAAGCGGAAATATATAATTTAAATAATTTATCTTCGATTTCTTTATCATAATAATCTTTTACACCTTTTTTATAAATCTTGTAGGCTTTTTTAAATTCCTTATTTAATAAAATATTATAATAATTAGAATCTTTATAAATTTTCATTAACATATTGTCTATTTCCTCTTCTGAAAAAGTGTTTGCTATATTTTTAATAAAAGTATTAATTACACTAATTGCTTCATTAATACTTTTATCTTCATAATTATTTTCGTGTCCTGAATCATTTAAAACAATAGCAATTTCAAAAAATATCTTTAAAATACTATCTATATCTAAATGTTTTAAATCTGTTTTTTCAAAAATGATGATATTTTCTATAATAAACGATTCTAAATAATCATAAACTATCAGGCTAATATCATCATATAAAGGTCTATATTCAAATTCAAAATTTAAACGGTCTATATTATTATTTAAATTATCGCATAATTTTATTACATCTTTAAATAATACCATGTGTTTATTTAGCCTTATTTTGTGGTTTAATTAGATTTTTAACACCTTCTATATCTTTATCCGAAAATTTAAACAATGCTTTTATATCGTTAATATTGATACCTAATACCTTTAATAATCTTAATGGTGCTACAGCTTCCATAAGTTCAAAACAATAATCTATAAGGTCGTCTATGGTATACTCGTTCATTTCTTCCATAGATATTTTTTTATGTGATGTAATTAACTGTTTAACCTCGTTTAATGCTTTTCCCCAATTTTCATTTATATAAAATACTACATCTGCCATTAAAATCAATTGTTTTTGAGTATCTGTTAATTTATTATCTTCATGAATCCTTATCGCGTATTTTGCAAAAAAGCCATAATAAGATTTTAATTCCATCAATTTAGAAATATTACTTAATATAGCAAGTTCATTTATATTAAGCTGTTTAACTGTTAATTGATCTCCTTTTAAACGTTCTAACATGTCTTTTTTGTCTGTATTTACTGTTTCCATTTTTTTAATTCACTCTCTTTCTATATATTAACTAGGTGACGCTTGTCTCATTTCAAAAGGTGGTGTAGTTGAACTGGATGCATATAAACCTTCAAATGTTCTTTCCGTTACTACCTCGCCTTTTTCACCAAACTCATATGTTATGGTTGGTGTTATATCAAATGCTTTATATAAATATATAGTTATAGGTGATCCGTCATGTTTTTCACCTACAAATGCCAAATTAGTCAAAACATCAGTTGATAAAACATTTAATCTAAAATTAACCTTTTTAGCACTTAGACCATGTTTATCTGTTATATCTGTAACAGTATGAGGTATTCCATAAAAAGAATTTAAATAATCTATTTTCAAAAAGTTTATAATCAATTGTGGTTTCCACATTTCCACTTTTTGCATTCCTTTTTTTGGTCCATAAGCTCCATTAAACTCTATTAATTTAATAGTCCTACCTGCTTTATATTTACAGCTTCCCATTGTTGGACCTAATTCGGTTTCGGTACCTTCGCCTAAATCTTTATAAACTTTTCCAACACCTAATAAAATATCTTTACTTAAAGATGCTGATGGTGTCCATACATTTTTAGCCATTATGCGATCACCTCCGCAACTGTTCCTGATGTATAAAAATAAAATTCTATAGGTACTGTTGTTTCCTCACCATCACCGTAATGAGGTACAAATTCCAATGTTGTTACTACTGATTCCCTATTGCCTGAGAAATCTAGTTCAATATCATTAACAATAGCTACATTCTTATAAACAATTACAATTGGAACACCATCATGAGTACATGTCACAATAGCTACATTATGATAATATTCATCATCTTCTATATTTATTTTACCTATTAGTTTAAAATAGGTTGATTCATCTGTAGATGTTATACCTTGTCCACCATTTTGAGGTAATATAGATGATTGTGTCGAAGCTTTTACTAACGAAATAGCATCTAACATTGAGTCTACTAAATCACTTGGTGTGTTTATGATAACATAACTCATACCGGTAATATTACTCCAATCACCACTTGCTAACTGTGTAAATGAACTTTTAGAAATTACAAAATTATTATATGAATCTGCTACTAAATCAGTTCCCGCTAAACTTTTATGATATGCATTTGTCAATGTTCCTACTGGATCACTATGGAAATATACTCTTAATACAGCCGTATCTAAATCAATTTTATCTTGAGCTGATATATAAATACTAAACCCAATATAATCACTATCCCCGGATACTTCACCATTTTCTAAAACAGTAAAATCCATTACTTCATCAAATACAGTATGTGAACCATGACCATCAGTATCAGCCGACATTTTAACTGCTTGTTTACCGTTATTAACAATTGTTGTTTCTGCTGTATAAGTGCCACCATTACCTTCCCAGTCACCACTTACCCATGCTGAATCCGGGCTAGTGTTTGGGTCTTCACACCAATTAATTCTTTTCTTGTTTTCGGCTTTTAATACTTCTAAATCAGCCGATATTTTACCACCCATTTTATCAATACTTATTAATGGTACATTATTCTCATCAAGCACTATTCCATAATGACCGTTAGAATTATGGATGATTATCTCTCTGTCAATATCTGCCTGACATTTTCCTTTTATAATGCCTAGTTCTTTTTGTTCTGGTAAACCCCAGTTACCATATAAGTAACATTCACTCATTACGGTACCACTACCGTCAGAAGCCGGAGAAAAAGGCTTTAAATTAGCTTGTGCCATAAAGTATTTACCTCCTTTACTTAATATAAATGGATTTCATATCTTTGTTGGATTCTTTTAATGTTAGGTGTATCATCCGGTATTGTACCCTCAAATATTTTATAACATCTAAAAAAACCTTCCGATTCTGTTTGATATAATCCATTCAATGCATTCTTTACTAAATCAGATGCATCTAAAATATTATTACTTGTGTTTTGATCCCAAAAATCAATCTCTAATATCCATCTTTCCTTATACAATGTATCATCTGTTTCACTAGGAAATCTATAAATTATATAAGGGAATGTTGATGTATTTCCCGCTTCATCTGGATATACATTCATAGTACTATTTACAGCTTCTAATATATCTGCTTTTATATATTTTTTAAGCTTTCTTAATGGCATCATATTTTTTTTACATTCCCTTCTTATTTATAAATTCTTACCTAATTGTTTTTTTGCTATCTGCATATATCTTGGTATGTAATTATATACACTAGGTCTTACAAATGGATGTGCCGGCATTTTATATGTACCATATTCTTGAAACCCCGCATATTCACCATTATTTATAAAATGTACCTCGTTTTCACCAGACACTTTAAATTCGTTTTTACTTTTTAAATACCCTGTGTCTACGGCAACATGATGATCCATTTTTGATTTTCCAAACTTTCCTGAAGCTTCTAAAAAATCTTTTTTATTTTTTCTAAATTGTTGTTTAAAACTATTCAAATTATTTTCTATCATAATACATACCTCTTAATATTCAGGATTAGTAAAAACCTCTATACCATAAGTTTTACCACCTGCATTAGCCCATACTATATCTATAGTATCTGTTGGCTTTAATGGTACATTTCGAGTTGGAGCGTATCTATGATATTGTACTGAACTCATATCCTGTGATTCTAATACGTGATCGTATACCGCATTGGTACCATTGTTAATGGTAATTGTCAAATCACCAGAAGCACCTACAGCATTTAATGATACTCTTACTTCTTTTAATGCCCATCTTTTACCTGTTTCAGGAGCAGAAACATTAATACTTACTGCTCCTGATCCTGTTTCTCTTGTAATATGATTGTCAATTTTATGTTCTTCTAATTCTGTTAATCTAGGTAAACTCACATTATCACCTCAATTAATAACCGACTGTAATTGAGGCTCTTGCCCAATTAGCACCGGAAATTGTATTATTTGCAGTACATAAATACATATAAGAACTATCAAATTTGACATCACCTTTATTACCTACTGTTCCATCAACTCCGGCAGTTGTATCACCTAAAGTTGTAATTTCACTCCCGAATGTACCATTTGCCATAGTTTCACTTACTGCGATTGAATTTCCAGCAACACCTTTAGTAGCCGCTGTTACGGTTACGGATGTTCCGGTACCTTGTGACATGGTATAAGTTGTTCCCTCATCTGCCCCAATTAATGCACCATCAGCATTAGCGGCGGTACAATCTGCACCTGCTTGTGTAGTTCCTAATGTACCAGAACCGTCAACTGATCCATTTGTAATATCTTCTGTAAATACAATTGAATCACCTGCTGTACCGGCAACTAATGCAGTAATAACACAAGCGTCGCCAACAAAATCAGCCGCACTTACACTAGGATGAGCCATATTAATTAAATCGGTTCCGTTGATAGCCGCAACTATGTTTAATTTTGTGGTTGCTTCATCAACACCAATTGCTATTTCTCCGGCTTCATCTGCTATTGCTTTAAATGTGTAAGTAGTGTCACCTATTACAAAGGATTCGTCGGCACTGACTTGATCTGTAATAGTTAATGTGCCTTGAGAAGCTGTTGCATGACTTGTAATATCAACCGCTATATTTTCTGGTGATGTTTTAGATTGTGCCGCATCTGCAAGAAATTCATAAACATCACCATCAATAGTAACTGTTTCACCATCTATTACAACACCTGATAATGTTAAAGTACCTACAGCCGCTACAGCGTTTACTGGTGTACCTGCAATACCGGCTGATTCACTAATTGATTTTGAATTAACACCATCATGGTCATGACCTACAGTATTATCAAATATTTGCAATAATACTTCTCTAATCTGAGGATTTTTTACACTTTGTTCTATATTAGCTTTTAAACTTGTACTCATTTATTTACCCTCCTGTAGTATTAAATAATTAATACATTTGTTCCAAGATTTATTATGAAGTAGATAGACCTGTAACCGATCCATGATATTCTTCTGGACCATAATCCAAACCTGCTTGTAACAAAATTTGTTTCTTGCTACTTGCTCCTGTTCTAGCTAATGATTCTACTGTAACTAATCCACCCGGTAATGGTTGAATAACCAATTTAAGTACTGACATTTCAGTAAAATATAGTTCATCAGTTGGCATATTATAATCATTAATTAATGAAAAATCACCATATGGTGTACTAATCATCTTCATGGAATACCCACCTTGTGAATTACTTTGAATAGGATATCCATATAAAGCATTGATTCTTTCTAATTGATATCCTGAACATAAACAAGCAATATCCATCATTGGTGAACCTGCTAATTGCATAGTCCTAAGGATTTCATTAATCATTGCCATTGATAAATTAGCGGAACCACCTGCTACATTATTTGTTGAAATCGCATTGGCTAGTCCTCTAGTTTGACCGGCTGTGGAAGACCCTGCGGCTACATAACTACCGTTAATACAACTGTAATTTAAATCTACAGCGATTTGTTGCATATTAGATGCAACTTGGAAATCCATTTCACTAATAGGCTGAATCTGTTCATTAACATTTAAACCGGCTCTTTGACCGTAATTGGATTCCTTCATATCTGTAACCTCTGCAACTTGTTGATGAACTTGAATTGCATTGGTATCCTGACCTCTTGTATAAGTAGTTGGTGTAGGTGTTCTACTGTCATCTTCTGCAACTACTCTTGATTGTGCCGGAATAGTTACACTTGATGTTTGAGCCACCGTAAATAAATTTGAATTGACAATTCTTACTTTACCTGCATTAATGGCTATTTGTAAATTCCATTTACTTGTATCATCAGGTATACTCAAAAGTCTTCCCAAAAACGGAGCGTTTATTTTACCTAATTTAAATAAACTACCAGCATAATTATTGGTATCTAATCCTGTATAAGCCATTTATTTCACCTCTTCATTATTTTTGTTGTTGTTTCTTGGCTTCATCATATTGCATTTGTAATGATAAAGCTCCCATTTCATCACCTTTTTTCTGAGCTTCTAGTATTTGTTGTTCAAATACATTAATATCAAGGTTTTTATTACCTTTTGTCGGTGATTGTCCTACTATATCGTTATTACCAAACATATCTTTATAATCTGTCTTCAATGGTAATAGAATCTTATCTTGATTTAAAATCTCATCATCTTTTATAACCAATTCATCCAAATTGATTTGGCTTAAAAGAAGTTTAGAATTTTTATCACTAACTCCATTACTTTTTAACATGTCTTTAGCCAGATTCAAATTAAATTTATATTGGTATTCCTTTTCTTTTTTCTCAATATCTGCATTAAATAATGACTGTTGGTCATCTTTTTCTTTGTTATGCTTTTCGATCAATTTTTGTATTTCTTCCTTATGTTCTTTGGAAGTAACCATATTTTCATAATCTTTTTGATGTTTTTTATTAAGCTCTTCCATATCTTCCAAACGTTTTTTATAATCTTTTGCCTCTTCATTTTTCTTATTATATTGTTCTTTAGGCATATGTTTTTTACTATCATAGAGATATTTTCCTTTTAATTTATCTTTAAATTTTGAGTAAAATGTACTCTTTTCAAGTTCTTTAAACACGTCTTCGCCTATTATTTCTTTTAACCAATCCATTTTAATATCCTCCGTTTTATAGACCTTAGTCTTTTAATATTTTTTTATAGTGCTTTATTGCACTAATTTAAACTTCTTAGCTAAAAAGTTTATAACTTATCTTGATTTTCTGTTTGCTCTTCTTCTTCTGAACCACTGTTTTCATCTTTATTTGTTTCTTCTTTAAGTTTATCATATTCATCATCCGTTGAATATGGATTTAACATGGTTCTTGTTTCTTGAGAAAGCATTCCAACACTTTTAACTAAATTATCTATTAATTCAGATTCATTAATTAGTAATCTTTTATTAAATATAATTTTAACTTTATTTAAATCATATTCTTTCCCAAGGTTTTTTATTTTTCTATATATATTTTCAAATAACATTATTTCTTTAATAAATCGTTTAAGTTGTTTAATAAATTTATTTGCTTTTTGATCCAAACTTTCAAATTTACTTTTGATTACTATATTAGTTAAATTTGAACCGGTTAATGTGTCAGTATCAACCGCCTGACTAAATAGATAGATATTTTTCCTTATTGTTTCCAAAAATTCTTTTCTGGCCGCATAAGGTACTTCTTTTGTTAAAAATTCAATATCACCATCTTCATCAACATTAGCAATACCATATTTTTTAATTAATTCTAATACATTACTAATCGATGCCTCATCACTCAAATCACCTTTATAATTTTTAAGTTTTATTATAATATCCTGAAAATCTTCAAAATTATTTGCAAAATCACTTAAACAAATATCATAAATATCTATTAAATCTTTTATGATCCCCAAATCATTTAAATTCTTTTTATTATTATTTAAACAGATAAATGGAATTCTGCCAAAACCTATACCCTTATTATCTTTAGATTTATCATTTACTTTTAATATATAAGGTGTCGAGTTTAATAAAATTAAATCAGTACCATCTAACATATAAGTTGATTTTACATCCTTATCATAAGTTTCTACATATTTTTTATTTTTCTCATAAAACCTTATAATAAATGATAATTCCTCCATGTCATCATAAAACGCAATTATTTCCTCAGTTGGTATTATTTTATAACTTAATTCTGAAAATTCATTAATATAAATATATACCCAAGCTTTCTTTTTAATGCTTGCTTCTTCTGCAACCTCATCTATAAACTCGTTTATATCCAATATTGGCATGTAATCTTCAAATGTAATATCTTTACCAACACAATAACTTACTTTTTGGTCTACTATCATTTTAAAGAAATTATTAGCTATTTTATTATTTGCTCTATAAGGATCATTTTTTAATGAGTTGTTATAATAATAACTAAAGCTTCTATCTTTTATTTTTGACTTACTTACATAATATTTTTCAGCCTGCATAATATCTTTGTAATCTTGTGAAGCTTTATACTCATCAATGGCTTGTATTATTTGGTCATTTGTCAATCCTTTCACCTCCTATCAATAATATACTGGTTTAATATTAGGTGTATTCCAACCATGTGAAAATATTTGTTCATCTAATGCATATCTAATGGAATCTATTGCATCATCATTTAACTTTGGAAATTCTTCTATTATTATACCTTCTTTATTTCTTTTGGACCTATAAGAATTTAATTCCCTAAATGTGTTAGGACATCTTACAGGATCGACATAAATATGTGAAAGGTTTTGCAACCATTTAAAACTATGATCTCTTCCATCTTTACCTTTAACTTTTGTGCAACGTATTATATTTAATCCCATTGCTTTTAGTTCTCTAATTTGATTTCTGGCCGCATTATCACCTTTTATTAATTCATTATATGATATTTTATTATCTATTTCCTTTTTTAATTCTTTATTTAATATATCGGTTCTATATACTTCATCAAATATATATAAATCGGTATTATCGAAATGCATTCTAGTATATGCTGTTGGATGAGCTGAGCCAAAATCTAAGCCATTATATAATTTATCAAAACTATCTATCATATCTTTCATATTCATAGGTACTACGTTTCTGAAAACTTCGCCACCGGTTCCAGTTATTTTACCCTCGTAGATATTTAAATACTTTTCATAGTTTTCTTTTTTCATACGTTCTATGGTGTTTAATTGCCTACGATTTATCCATTTAGATGGTACGGTTGTATAATCAGAATGGATAATAAGTCGATCTGGATATTCTTTTGTCATTTCTATATTTACCCAATGATCTTTACTAGGTGGTGGATTAAATGTATAAAATATAATAGATTTCTCGCCTCTGGCTAATGATATATTGACTGAATTTATTTCGTCCATTCCTGCAAACTCTTCTGTTTCCTCATATAAAATATATTTACAATATCCTTCCTCAAACTCACTAGATTTTAGTTTTGTCGGTTCATCACACCCATGAAACCTAATTTCTTGACCGGAAGGAATATATACACATTTTAGAGGACTTACTGTACATTTCCAAAGATGTTTTATACCAAATATATTTAATGTCCATATTATTTTACTATATACTGTACTTTTCAAGGTACCGGCTATTTTTCTGATACAAGTAGCATGTGTTTTCTCTTTTCTTTCATGCCAATCTTCCATCATACCAAATATTGTTATCTCTGCGGCAAATGAGCTTTTAGCTGAATGTCTACCACCTGAATTTACTATTTCTAAGGTTTCTGCATCTAATATAGTATTTATATGAGGTTTAAAAGGTTCAGTTACTTGATCTGCTAATTTAATCATTTTTTTACTCTCTTTTAAATATAAGTTGGTCTTTATTAGGTGAAGTACCAACAGGATACCTTTTTAATAATTCAGCAGCCGCCTTAGTTCTTTCTTTCACATCAATTTTTTTATCTCTCATTATAGTAGTGAAATACTCGATAATTTCATCCAATTGTGCATGTTTATCACAATTATTTTGTTTGACTAGTTCTTCTATTTTTTCATTAATTTTTGGTTTACTCAGTAATATGCTACCTTGTCGATATAAACAATTCTTTTCTTGTTTAGTCAATTCTCTTTTCTCTTTTTTTGCAGTGTCTTGAATCTTTTTGCAATACCCGGCTTTTAAAGCGGCTTCATAAGCATTACAACAAATTGCATATTCAAGGCAAAATTTTAACTGCAATGGTGTTAATGAAAACACGTATTATTTGCCTGCACTATGCTTTTTTATAAAATCATATCCTGCATTTTTACCTTGAATCATACTATCAAAAAATGATAAGCTGAATGTTTTTCCATTATCATAACCACATGATACTAAATATTTTTTTCTATCTATACAATATTTTATATAGATGTCATATTTTCCACCATTACAGACAACTAATGACTTATAGGAATCTATATTACGTAATGGTGTACCGTTTTTATTACGTAACTTCCTTCCGTATCCGTCAACAAAATCATCTTCGGTAATAGTTTTTTCAAATAATACCTCTTCATTTAATACAGTACCTTTTATATTTATATCTCTTACTCCCTTAACAGTATAAAGATTTTTATCATTTCTGAATTTTGATTTATTTGATTTTGTTTCAGCCATAAATCACGCCTCCTTTTATTTAATAATAGCAGTGACGGGAATCGAACCCATGATAACCGGAATATGAACCCGGTACCTTGCCACTTGGTTACACTGCAATAAACAATTGATTAACAGGAATCGAACCTATATCTTTCTAAGCCACTCGAATGTTCTACCATTGAACTATAACCAACCAATTAAAAGGACCGCTGGGAATCGAACCCAGACATATAGAAATATATTGGATAGCTAATCCATGGATAATGCCAATATCCCAAATCCTAACACAATCACATTAATTATATTACTAACACTCAATACTGGAATTTTTGTTTATGGTCTATGTTATCTACCTACTTTTGCATTTCGGTTTGTTTCCATACCATATTATAAAACGTTCTTGAGCCATTATATTTATTTACCTCTAATTTTCAAGTATATAAGTTCATTATCGCTTATATACCCTACTAATTAGAACCTTCCTGCCACCTATCGTTTATTAATATGCTTTGTTAACGTTCCCAACTAGTATGGTTAACACTTAAGGTGTTTAAAAACGATCAAAAACTTTTACCTGAATAGGTAGTAAGGACTTGCACCTTATACAACAACTTTGTCAAAGTCAATTGACTTCGTAAGGACTTGCCCCTTAGTAACTTACTATGTCTACCTATCTTACCTGACTGGAATAAATGGATTTGAACCACTACTATTAGAATCAAAGTCTAATATGCTACCATTACATCATATTCCATTAAAATCTTTTTCTGTTATCTTCTTTAATAATATACCCTCTTTTACTTCAATAACATTTATAGAATCTCCTGCTTTTAATTCTTTATTTTTTGCAATATTTAAAGGTATATTAAACACTAAACTACCTCTTTTGTTTATTTTGTATATTTTTCTAATACTTAAGTTATCATTCATTTCCATATTCCTTTTTTTGCCAAAAAGGTAGTGATGAGCTTATTCACTACCTTTTTGAGCATTAGTTAATTTCAAAATTTTATATAGGATTTGTTTGAGTCATAATCATAATTAAATTATATCATGTTTAGCTTTTTGAGTCAATATGATATAATTTAGATACGAACTAATTAAGGAGAATATTAAAATGGACAAAGTTAAAATAGGTGGTATTTTATATAAAGTTTCAAAAATTAAAGATTTAGCCAGAGATAGAGGTCACTTAGGTGAATGCTGTGGTAATAATGCAACAATAGGTTTAGATGATAATTTACATTCAGATGTTGAAAGAAAAGTATTACTGCATGAAATTATTGAGGCTATTAATTTTGAGTATGAGTTAGAATTAGCACATAATAAAATATCTACTTTAGAATCATCTTTATATCAAGTAATAATGGATAATAAAGAATTAATAAAAAGCTTTTGGAAGGTTGATGATTAAATGGAAATAAAATTAATAACTAAAGAAACAAATCTAAATGAGGTAAGATTACACCCTTATAATTGGGATGCAACATGTTATAAAAATACTATGTTATTAGATGTATACAAGATAGAAGGCTATTATCATTGTATAGGTGGAAAATATGGTAATAATGATTTATGGTGCTGTCCTAGAGGTGAAAAACCGACTTTTGATAATTTAGTAGAATTTAACGGTAATGCTTGTAATTGGGATTTTGAAGTTAAACAAGAAAATTATACTAAATCAAAATGGAATGAAACAGAAGTTTTATGTACTAATTTAGTCATTATCAGACGTAATGGAAAAAGATTTTATTCATTCGGTTGTCGTGATCTTGAATATGGTGTCCATAAAGCTATGGTATTAATGACCGATATACAGGAACATCCTATATCATTTAGTCATATAAATTATGAGAATGAAATATTAAATAGAAGAATTGATTGGAAGCATATGCCTTCCATTATAAAAAGTTATACCATGGATGGAAACCTTGGTATTGTTCCAGATGAAAGATTAATTACTCCTGAAGAATTTTCTAAAAAAGTATTAGGTGATTTTGAAGATAATATGGTTATGGAAGATTTATTTGCACCAAGTATAGATTGGTTTAGAGAGGTTGATGATTAAATGAAAAAAGTTAGTGCTAGAAAATTAGATTTAAGATGTCTAGAGAAAGAACCAAATACTTTTGAAATTAGAGATATGGATAATAAGTTAATCTCTAATTCATGTGAGGATTTATCAAATGGTTTGGAAGATGGTCAAACAGCTACATTTTATTTTGTAGGTTTAACCGAATCAATGTATACAAATAAAAATCCTAAAAAGCCTATGACTTGTAATGTGACTGGAACTCCTTCATTTGAGATTATTGAGTACCTTTATAAGAAAAAGAAAATGTCTATAATGGGTATTTTTACATTATATCTTCGGATGTGTGAAGATTGTATTAATGAGCTTGAGTCTATAGCTAAAGGCGAAGTTAGTTATAAAAGAACGGCTGGAACTGAATGCGATTTTTGTAAAGAAATACTTAAATTGGTTTAAATAAAATTATTAGATAACATGTGTGAGGCACAGATTGAATAAAATCATCTGTGCCTCTTTATAATTAATTTATCAACACACCGCAAAACCATACGACTGGATGACTAATAGTTTTTATATGAATATATCTACCAGACCATTATATTATAATTATTCGTTTTATGCAATATTTATAAACAAAAAAACCTAGTTATATAGTACTAGGTTTTTAAAATTCACGATGAAAAATGCTAACTTTAGTATATCATATGCAGGATAAAAGTCAAAACGCAGTCTACCAAAATATTTAAAACATATGTATTTTGGCTTTAAAATATATATGTTATATAAAATATTTTAATGAAAGTCTTGAAATATATGATTTAAGACCTTATAAAAAGTTGTATTATTTATGGCAAAAGATTAGACCTTTTATAAAAGATGTATTATTTAGACCCAAATCACTTATTTTAATACTTATTAAATCCATCAGCTTCCAAATATTGTAAAACACAACCTGCAGGCCCTAGTTCCTCAGTGTTAAAATCATACATATAATAAAACATTTAAATTATAATTTCCAGTCGAGTGATTTTTGAACAGTGATTTACCCGACATTTAAACTCTACAATAGTGATAAATGAAAAGGTGGTTACTGACAAATAATGAACTCAACACACCTCAAACCCAGACTACTACTGCATAGTGATTTTAGTGCGTTTTCAGCCGTCTACCTATAGAAATATATTTTTTTACACAGGGTATACAAATGTTTTGTATTGTTCATGTTTAATGGTGGATATTGGTTACCATTTTTTTTATTTTAAATATACATACAGAAATTTGAAACGTCACTAACCTCACTCTTATTATTACTGGGATACAAGCGTGACAATATTTGTAAAAAATCGCTGTAGTGATGTAGTATCCATAGAGAGGAGATTTCATTTTCCGTTTCTCACTTTGAAAATCACTGAAAACACATTATAACCTATTTAATACCAATGTTGTTAAAATCACACAATCATAAAACGAAACATCCTAAATATTGACATAACTGGAAAGTGAAAAAAATACTAAAAAAGTTGTTGTAATACAATAAAAGTTGTTGCAATACTATAAAACTTGTAGTATAATAAATCTACAGACTAAAGTTACTACGATTTCTAAAATTATTAAAGGAGTGAATAACAAGTGTCAAAGTTAAGACTGAAATTATTAGAAAAAGAGATCATGATTAAAAAATTAGCCGATAAATGCGGCGTAACTTCATACATCATGGGTCAAAAAATAAAGTATAATGATAGACTAAAATTACCTGAGATAAAAATAATATTAGATGAATTAAACACAACATTTGAAGATGTGTTTTTGAATGATGAAATAGAAGAGCCGAATAAATTTCAATTATAAGGAGCTGATCCAATGAAATATAAAAAGGTTATATTTGATGATATAGATACCTTACTGGATTTAGAAAAGTTTAATAAAATGCCGGATGATGAATATGATGCATTTATAGAAAATCCAAATAATATCAATACAATATTTGATGAAGAAATACAGAATCTAAAGGATAAGCAGATAAATGTAATTAAAATTGATAAAGATATTAAAAATCTTACATTATCTTGCATAGTTGAAGATAATGACAGTGAAATTATACATTTATATATCAGACCTCAAATTATAACATGTGATGAAAATGGAAAACCATTATCACAAACGAAAAACTCCATAGACACTGATGTTAATAACGTATTATCACAATATTTAAAGAGCCAAGGTATTATAATACAAAAACTTGATTCAGACGGTGTAATATTTGACTGTCCATTATGTAAGGATAATGATTTTAAATGTAAGATGTTTTACAATACCGGTATAATCAATGCTTTTAGAAATACTTGTTCTACCGAAGCAAAACATGTTGACCTTTTTAGAAGATTAACAAGAGAAGCAAAAGGATATTTAAAAGAAATCAAAAAAGCTCATAAACAAGAAATAGTTAATGAAAAAATGCATAGGCTTGATAAGTTAAAAATCAAAGCGGATATGAATTTAGAATTATATGAATATTCATGTGAGAAAGGTTATTATACAAAATTACCTAAAAGAAAACTTGAAAAATATATTTATGATTATTGTAGTCCAGAAGACAACAAAGAATATAGAGATATCCTTGGAGAAGTAAGAAACGATTATAAACCTGAACCATTCGCAGAAGGTTATTTAATGAATATGGAAAATGGTATTTATAATATTAAAGAAGATAAGTTATTAGAAAAAGATTCAGATATGTTTTTCACATATGTTATACCTGCGAAATATGATCCAAGTGCAAACTCAGAATTATTATATAACACTGTAAGGCAAATATTTGATAGTGATGAAATAGTGACTGAATTTAAAAAAGCATTAGGATATTCCATTCATGATACATGCATGTTTGAAAAAGGATTTATATTAAGAGGCACGAAAAATGGAGCCAATGGTAAAGATACGATATTAGGTTTATTGGTAGGATGTAAGGAAAACAATTACAGAGGTCTTTTTAGTCATTTGGCTGTTAAAGCTTCCATCACAGATTTAAACGACACATTTTCTCATTCAATGATTGAAAATAAAAAAGTATGGTTTGATACTGATTATAACGAAGCATTTTTAAAACACACTGCTATAATTCGTAAAATGATATCAGGATCAGTCTTAAAAGTGAGAGAACCATTTAAGGAATTTAGATATATAGAGGCAAACTGTAAGCCATGGATAGCATGTAATACACTACCAAAACTTGAAAACAATGACGGTGGTTGGTGGCGTAGATGGCAGATATTTGATTGTCAATTAACATTTGGTGGTAAAAATGGAGCTAAAAAAGACCCAACCTTAAAATTTAAATTAAATACTGATGTAGTATATAGCACATTATTTAATTGGGTTATTGAAGGATACAAAGCAGTCGAAAATTATAATATTACAGATGGTGAGTTTTTTATGGAAAATGATGCGGCTATTGATACTTGGAAAAAACAAGCTAATAATATTGTGTTATTCATTGATGAAGAATGTAATATTAATCCTGATGTTAAAATAAAAAGATCATTGTTGTATAAGTATTATAAACAACATTGTCTGAATTCAGGAACCAAACCATTAGGGAAACAAAATTTTTATGAGAAAATAATTTATGAATCAGCCATATATCATAAAAAATCAAATGGTGTTGATTGGCTTTATGGTATTGAAATGAAAGGGGAATTTGAATATGAAGATAATGGGCTTTGATATAAGATTTGCTATTGTTGACTTGGAATGCTTGGAAGACTATTTTAGTCTCCAAGTCTCCAATGAAAAAAGCGACAAAGTTAGTATAATAGAGTGTACAGAAAACAGCCACTTTTTTAAATTATATAACAACTTGAAAAAAAGTACTATACAAAAAATAAATAGACCTATGTATGTATATTCAATTGATTATGATAAAACAATGTTAAACGCACTATGTAAAATTGTGGAACAAAAAAACAGAGGACAACTAAAAGGTATAAATATAAACAAAATGTTAAGAGATATTAATAATTATTTAATACCTGCTAAAGGACCTGTTAAACCAAAGAAATCTGATGAAGTACATTACTTTAGATTAAATCGAGAATTTTGGGCATTTAAAGACAAATATGGAAAGAATAATCCAACAAGAGATTTTGCAGATTGTTATAATTATGCATTACAAAGAATAAAATCACAATACACCGGAAAATGTTTAGAATTCATAGAGAAATATCATTTTTTATTTGGACAATCTAAAGTATATAAAAAATTAACAATAAACGAAGTTCCTAGGATTTACGGTTATATAATAATTGATAAAGAAAAAAATGTAGCTCCGAGTATAGGACTAAAGAAACTACAATTAATAAAAGAAGATTATAATGTAAAGTTTAATTTTGACAAATATAAAACCATAAAAGATATTAAAGATGATGGCTTATATGATTATTGGATTAAATATAGTAAAAATGATATAACCTTTTTAAAAAAATTATTCATGGAAAAACCATTAGATGATATTAAAGAAAGAATTTATGCAATAAGAGCAGTACAAAAAATTAAACCGGATCTTAAGTATACAAATGATATGATTTTTACTGGAACACATACAAGGTTAGTTTCTGGTGTATTAAGTATAAACAATCCTAATAAAAAAATAGTAATAGATTATCCTGATTATATTAAAACTAATTTTAAAAAGTTCAATGATTTCGTAAGTTTTGTAAATACACATAATAATATCAAGGATGATAAAGAACTTAAAAAAATGTATTGTACTGAATATGAGGTTAATTATATAGAAGATGATGAAATAATAATGACAGATGATAAGCTAGAGTCTAAAATAGGATCATTTAACACTTTAAACTATAATGGTATGGAAATTAAATTTGGTTTAGGTGGTATACATGGAGCTATACCAGATTATACAGGAGAGAATTTATTACATTCTGATTATACATCACAATATACCTCTATAATCTTACAATACAAAGAATTGTTTAAAAATATCATAGATGTTGATTTATATGAGGCTATATATAATATGCGTATAAAGGATAAAGCAAACTTAAAAAACATGGTATACGGTTCAGATGAATATAATGAGTGTAATTTAATAGTCACAGGTTTAAAGTTGATATTAAATTTTACATTCGGTTTAATAAATAGTAATTTTGATTTACCTGTAAGCTGTAAACCACTTGGTAGATTTATATGTCTTAAAGGTCAAAGCTTGTTGTTGAACTTATTAGAAAAACTTATCAATCCTATAAATGTTAATACAGACGGTATCATATGGAAAAATGATGGTAGCCTAAATGTAGAAACAATTACCAAGGCAGATGGATATTTTAAGTTGGACAATAATAAAATTGAAATGTTATTACAGAATAATGTAAACAATTATATAAAAATGGTTAAAGTAAAAGCTTTTGATGGAACAATGAAAAATAAAATGAAAACAAAAGGAAAATATAATATCTCCATAAAACAAAGGATTAATTCAGATGAAAAATTAAGTGTAAATTTAGAAAATGCTTTAAATCTTTTTCAAAACAAAGAGGTAACATGTGAACCTATTTATTTCGGGAAGAAAATAAATATAAAACATGGTACAGATACTCCATATTATTTAACCAATAAAAAACAAGGATACACAGCAATTAAAGCACTAAAAAAGCCATTAATATTAGGTATAGATGACGAATTATATTATTTCACATCTGATAAAAATAAAGCTGATATTAATGTATATAAACACTTTGCCGAAATGTTTTTAAACAAAATTTATACATTTGAAATTTTCACAAAAACTAAAAAAATAATACCTTATATAGAATATCCTATTATAGAAGATTCAGAAGAAAATAATAAGATAAAAAATAAAAACAAACTTAAATTATATAGGATGTTTGGTAGTAATCATATATTTTTTGGTGGATTTAGAGGAGATTTAAAAGCAACAAGTTTTATAAATAATAATCCTATACAGAATTTAATTCATTATAAAAAGACAGAAATTCAAAAATCTACATTTTGTAAAGGTTTTGGTGTAGCACCAGAAGATAAATATTTAATAATAGATGTAGATATTTATGATAAGAAAACAGGAAAATCTAAAGAAGGTTATGAAATATGCAATGATATTATAGAAGCCTTAGAGCAATCTAATACATTTACTTGCTGGAACAATGCAACTAGTAAATATGGTAATAAAAAATATATATTTACTAATCCTAGTAATAAAAGATTTAAAATAAATTCTGAGTATGCTAAATATATAGAATTATTAACTCATAAGGCAATGGTATGGTCGTTACCTAATTGTACACCTACTTATTTTAATAATGAAACTGAACCTAATAATATGTCAAGTTATTTATTTAATAAATTAATAAAATAACTATTGTAACTACTATAATTATGTTGTATAATATAGTTATAGTAGTTATTTTTTATAGAAAGGAGTTCTATAATGGAGAAATCAAATATAAGAAAATTAAGAAAACAAAATAGTTCTTATATAATAACATTGCCGGCAGAATATATTAATTATTGTAAATTAGATTTAAATAGTTTATTATGGGTTAATTTGATTGATAAAAACACAATTTTAATTAAGAAAGTAAAAAAAGAAGAAAGGACTTTTTATAATGAATAAGCAAGTGAAAATAAATATTTTTATAGATAGTGAAAGATGGGCCGCAGATGATGGTAGTTTTTATGTGTATAATGCGTCATATAATTATAAAAATGTCGGAGTAACTACACCAGGTTTCCAATTAAGAAGAGGATACACTATATTGGTAGGTGTATGGACAGAGTTTAGAGGTACACCAAGCTTTAAGGCAGATTATGAAGAAATAGATGAAAGTTCTTATGAGGCTCAATTTAATATTTTATGTTCTATTGATGGAATTAAAGAAATAACAGCAAAGAAAATACTAGATAATATTCCAGATCATAATATTGAAATATTTTATAATGATGATGTTCCTAAAATAAAAGGTATAGGTCCAAAAACAATTGAGAAAATACATCAAGGACTTAATTTCTTGAGAAACAATGCAGTATTAAAAGAATTAATCGCATTGTTAGGTAATTATATATCTAGTGCCAAAATACACAAATTACATAAGCATTTAGTTAATAATTCGATAAAGATGTCTGAATTTAGAGCTGATCCTTATAAAATTTTAATTGAGGATTCAGGATTTAAATTTTATACCGCTGATAAATTAGCACAAGAGAAATTAAAATGTGATCCTGAATTAGACAGTAGAGTAAATTATCTTGGTGAATATGCAACAAAAAATATACTTTTAAAAAGTGGTAGTACATTTACAAGTTATGATAATTTTAAACAAAATATGTATGACTATAACATTGATGTAGATAAATATAATGATTTATTTACAGATGAAAACTCAAAGATAAGCGTTAATGGTAATATTGTACAACTAAGAAATATAGAAAAGGCTGAAATAGATATTCCTAATTATCTTGATTATTATAAGCAATTGACTAAAGAATTAGGTCAATATGAATTGAAGCAACTTAATGAATATATTGAAGAATATGAGAACATAAATAAAATTAAACTACACACTACTCAAAAAGATGCAGTAATTACATCTATATCTAAAAATGCCTCAATTATTTGTGGTGGTGCAGGTACAGGAAAATCGACAATAGTTAAATGCATTATTTATATTTTGAATAGATTAAATAATGCTACTGTTTGTATAGCTCCAACAGGTAAAGCGGCTAGAAGAATGTCAGAAGTCACACAAGAAAACGCATACACATGTCATAGGTTTTATTTAAGTGAATTAGACGATTTAAATAACAATACTAAACCATGGACATCTTTTAATAACAATTGTACATTAATCATTGATGAGTTTTCAATGGTAGATACCTTGTTATTTTATAATGTATTAGAAGCGGCAGACCAAAGTATTAATAAATTTAATAGAATTATATTAATAGGTGATCCCGGACAATTACCGTCTGTAGGTGCTGGTAAAGTTATGACAGATATTATAAATAATAATTATATTGCTGTAATAGAATTGACTAAAACATTTAGACAATTGAGTAATAGTAATATAATTGATATGGCTAATTTAGTAAGGAATAGAAATCCATTACCACATATAGCAGAAAAAGATTTTTTTATTAGCTGTAATGATGTGCCTATAGATTATATATTAAGATGTTATAAAACAAAGTTAAATGCTACATTGTGTCTAGATGATTTATATGATGAGTTTCAAATGTGTACATCTACAAATAAACGTGCGGCACTAATAAATGAAAATATCCAGAGCCAAATAATGAATACAGTTTTATTTAAATTAGGTAAAAATACATTATCGTTTGGCTTAAATGATAAGGTTATGTGTGTAGAAAATGATTATGATAATGATATTTATAATGGTGAATTTGGTAGAGTAGTAGCCTTTAAATATGTATCTAAAGATTGTTTAAATCAGGAACATGAAATTATTGATCCTAAAGAACTACAGAATTTTTATTTAAGTCGTGAATTTTTAAATAGACAAATAAAAGATATGCAATTTAAAGTATATTATAAAGGCTTAAATAGAAATGTAATCTATGATATGGATTGGAATGATATTAATAAATTCAGACCTTCATATTGTACAACAATACATAAGCTCCAAGGATCAGAATTTAAAATTGTAATATGCGATTTATCAGAATTTAATCCTATTACAGATTCAAGATTGTTATATACAGCAATCACCAGAGCCAAAAATTTATTTCTATTGATTAGTTCCAATATGAGTTTGATTAATAAAGTGGCGACTAATCCATATTCAAGTAAAAGACAAACCTTATTATTTAAACATACCAGAGAGGATGATAAAAATGAAGCCAAACTGGACATATGATAAAGATAAGGAAGCATTTATAATAGAACATTGGGTTTTTAAAAAGAATCCTTTGATTTTAAGACGTACAGATATGCAAAAAGTAAGTGATGATTTTTATTTTTATCACGACGACTTTTTCATAATTACTATAGTTTTTGCACTTACAGGAACAGAGGTAAAAATATTTATCCAAGAAAATAAAGAAAGGAAGGTAGTAAAAAAATGAATGTACTAACAATTCAAAGAAAATTAAATTTATTAAATGCAGGGTTAAAGGAGGATGGAATATTAGGAAATAAGACAAAGTTTTGGATTTATGCGGTACAAAATTCTAGTAAAAATCTTGATAATGATGGTGTATACGGTGTCGTAACCAATACATATGTTGACTCCATAATCGGTAAAAAAGGAGTATACACCAACCATTTTAAAAAATATGAATGTGATTGTCATCATTGTGGAAGAAACATAGGTATGGATATAAATGTTTTAATATTAGCTGAAGGTATAAGATTTAAATTTGGTAATAAGCCAATAGCTGTTTCAAGCGGTTACCGGTGTTCTACTCATAATAATGCTGTGGGAGGCGGTACTAAAAGCCAACATCTATATGGAAGAGCCTTAGATATTGTAGTAACAGGTGTATCCGCTTCAAGAGTATATGCGGTAGCTAATGTACTAAATGTTAAAGGTGGTGTAGGAAGTCCAGATTATATAAATTTTACTCATATTGATTCAAGAAAAACGAAGGCAAGATGGTAATAATCATTATTATGAAAGGATTGATAGCAAATGCCAAATGAAAATATTTATCAAAAGATATCGATTATGCAAGAGAGAATTAAAGTTAATAAATCAAGTAGAAATAATTTTGCCGACTTTAATTACAGAACCATCCAAGATATTTTTAGCGAACTAAAACCTTTATTAAAAGAATTAGGATTAATAATTACTTTTGGTGGAGGAAAATTAAATGAAGATAAATATACCTTAGGAATTATGATAACTGATATCAATGATCCTACTAATAGGATTGATGAAACAGGTGAGATTTACATTGATAGAGCAAAGTCAAAAATGGATTTAAGCCAAAAAGTATTAAGTGCTAAAACATTTTTAAAAAAATCATTATTAGAAGATTTATTATTAATTTGTGAAGATGATGATCCAGATAGCCACGACAACACAGGTAAAAATAATTTTCGGGGAAACACTAAACCAAATCAAAAACCGAATACCAGAAATGACAATAAAGGAACTGGATCAACTGAACCAACTAATAAAGAACCTAAAAAAGTTAGTGATAAACAATTAAAGAGGTATTTTGCTATAGCTAAGAATAGAAACGCAGATATTAAAGTATTAGATGACTTGATACTAAAAGCGTTTAATCTGGCTAAAAAAGAAGATTGGTTGAATTCAGACTATCAAAAATTTATGGAATATTTTGCTGGTGATGAAACAAAGAATATACAAGGACATAGTAATGATGAAACTATAAACAGTTTAAATTTAAAAATCAAGAGTAAAAAAAAATAATAGAATGTAAATGTGGAGGTAAAATACATATCATGATTATCAAAGGTTGTGTATCACATGGTATTTGTGAAGAATGTTTAAACAATGTGGTTTTACCTTCATATAAACTTTCTCAATGGCTAGATGATTATAAAAAAGAATATATTTGTGAGGTGTAATAATATGAAAATAAAAATATTCTCAACTTATGGTGAAACATTAGAACCATACATTGAAATAATTGAAAGACACGCAAAAATTATAAGTGTTAATTATAGTGAGTATAATGAGAATGCTGAAAGACTTATTGAAGTGGTTAAAAAATATCGTTATATTAATTTAAAACAAACCAATGATATTGATGAATGTTTTATTGAAATTGAGATTCAAAACGATATTTGTACCTTGTTTAAGTTATATGATGATTTGAAAAAATATAATAAAGGTTTTTTATTTGAAGGACTTTTATTATATAAAAATCAAAGTGATGAATTATGTATTGAAATATATGATTTTTATCGAGAATAATAAAAAAAAAGGAGAATGAAAAATTATGAGTTCACAAAAAGAAAATGAAAACACAATAATTATTAACCAAACTTGTGTAAAAGTTGTATTGTATTTAACAATTGAGAATGATTTACCTAGGATATTAATACATTTTGATACAGGTGATAGAATTAGATTAATTATAGATCAAGATGTATCTTATGATTATGATGAAATATATGATTTTCTTGGCTGTAAAATAACAAGTATGGAAATAGGTAAAGATTATATACTTTTTAAAATACCAGGTTATTATAAAGATTCTAACGAGGATGTAAAATGTAATATAACGGTTTTAGGATATGTTTGGCGACATTCAAATAAAAGGAGTTGATTTATATGTTATTTAGATACAAAGTATGTATAACAATAGCTGTGTTGTCTATGATTGTTATTACGGGTTTATTATCCGTAATCTCATCCGGTTATTGGTTAATAGTTTCAATATTGTTTTTAATCGCATTAATTGGTTTATTATTTGGTGAATATTTAGATAATAAGAAAAAAAAATAAATTAAGGAGGTTCTAAGTATGAAAAATAAAAGATTAGAGTATGATAAATTTATTAAAAACATATTAGTTATGGTAGATATCCAAGAAAAAGTAAACTACTGGATTTTAAATTACTTCAAAAAAAACGGAATTAATTATCAAATACAACATTTAAATGCCGGAGATTACGCATTTGCTTTAAATGGACAACCACAATCAATTGTTATTGAAAGAAAAAATTCACTTAATGAATTATCAGGTAATCTTGCAACGAAAGAAAAAAAAGATAGATTTTATATAGAATTTGATAAATTAAAAACTTGTGAGAAAATATTATTAATAGAAAACGATTCTATAGACAATCTGATTTCTGGTACTTATGGAACTGATTATAATGTAAATAGTTATATAGCAAATTTAATATTACTTCTAAAAAGAAAGAATATACAATTATTTTTTATCAATAGATATAACATGGGATTTTGGATTTTAAAATTGTTTTATTATCATTATTATGAGGTTTACAAGAGTCTTAATTAAGACTCTTGTAAGAATGAATTAATTAATATATAGATTATAGTATAAAATTATAACAAAAATAGGAGGAAATTAAAATTGAAAAAGATTAAATTATTTGTATTAATTATAACTTTAAGTATAGTATTTATATTAGAAACAAGCAATTCGATAGCAGGATCACATTTAACTACAGATGAAATAAAATCGGTTCATATGACGAAAATAGAAGGTATTAATAATGATTATCTTAATACCTGTAGGTTTTATTTAAAAGGATCACCTAGTAATAAAGTATTTCATAATTTTTTCAAAGCTGAGAATTGGCAAGAAATCGTATTTGAAGGAAACAAAGAAGTTGAGGATGTAACAAGAATTACAATTTTTTGTACAGCGGAAACAAAAGCCGGTAAGTATATAGCATTTGGAAACACATATTATTTACAAGAAGGTGAGAATGTATTTCTTTTAAAAGAACATAGTTTTGAAATGAAATTTACATTTATGGTTGAATTAAATAGTGTTACGCCTACACCGACTACGACCGTTACACCTACGCCAACAAGTATTATAACTCCTACACCGACTAATACAATTACGCCGACTGCAACGGT